CTGCTGTTTGGGAATTTGTGCCAGACACAGCAGAAATTGATGCACGTCAAATCAAAGTGCGTGTTTTCCGTTCGTGTGTTGGTGATGATTCTGATCTTGAAAGCTTCACGTCAGAATCAATTTGCATCATTCCAGAAAACAACCGTGACTTGTTGATTGGTGGTTGTGGCAATGTTAGTTCATACCTTGAAGGCTTTGACCCAATTCTGAGAATTCAAGGTGAAATTGTGCGCGGTACTGGCTACAATTATCCAAATCGATTCACATACCAGAATTCAAAAGGCCGGTTTTTTAACGGATACACAAGAAGAAATAAAGTCAGCACATTGAAAATTGAATTGTCACCAGAACATGTGCGTGACTTCATCTACATGTTGACCATGTTCAACACAATTGGTATTCGTGTTGGTACCGGGCGTCAAGAACAATACTTCATTGAAGAAGAACCAGACGAACCAATCTTTGCAGAAGGTGAAAAAAGTCTTGCAGCAATTAGTTTGCAAATAGTTCAAAAAGCAAAGAACGAAGTTTCTAAATTTGAAGCAGATTGTGAACCATCATTGCCGCCGGTTGTGATTGGTGACAGAAATATGAATGAAGCAATTCAGACTGGCAACAATCCAGCTGAAGATGAATTGATCAAAGCATAAAACCATGGACATTGTAATTAAGAATTTTTGGACCTATCCACCAGACACAACAACGCAGAAAGATATCACAATCTTGTTTGCAAAGCCGGATGGCGGTGGCGGTTTCAGTATAAGGCAGCAAACAAAAGAAGACTTCTTCAAGATAAATTCTGCAATGTCGCTGGTGTTTGTTCCTGCAGGACCAACAACATTGATTGTGTTTGATGCAAATGCAGGCACAAAACTTGACTATGAAACAGTGACTGGTGTGTTGTCATTTGTTGGATTGAATGCCATTGACATTGCAGACAATACAGTTCTTCAGTTCAATGAAACTTCTGGCGAAGTGATGAATTTCAATTCACTTGATGATGCCAAAATCAACTATTTGGCTGGTGCGCGTTTCATGTGGCTTGAAAACTTTGGTTCACTTGTCATGTCAAGCAACTTTGCAACTGCCGATATTGAAATGCAAAACGCAGCTTCATTTTGCCGGCTGAAGTTAGGTGGATCAAATGCAGACACTGGTCAAAAAGTCGGTGAAATTGTGCTGTATGATACTGCAAACAATGAATCAAGAATTTCTGTTGACATCACAGAAGATGATCAAGACATTGAAGTTGATTTCAAAGAGCCAAGAAATGAATATGATGTTCTTTCTGATGATCCGCTTTCTGTTTCATACCGTGAAGATGATCAGTTTCGTTTCACTGACAATCCATCAAATGCAGACGTGATCACTGCGCAGTCTGCACATCATTCAGTTGAAGTCATTCGAATTGTTGCGCCAATTGCAAACCTGACGCTTGATTTGCCTGCTGCAAAAAATGGTGACATTGTTGATTTCAGTGTTTTTGGTAGTCCAGCAACAAACATCACAATGACAGCAGCTGGTGGGGCAACAATAGATTCACCATTGAGCGGCACGGCTTCAAGACACATTCGCACATGGATATATGATGAAGGCTTCAATGCTTGGTTCAGATTCAGTGCATAAAGTATTTTGTTTAAATTTGATACTTCAAAGCGGCAAGTGAAGGCCAACTTCACAATCTTATAAAACACAAGAAAATGTCACTTTGTGCAAATGCATTAGAAAACTACATCAATCCAGACTGTGAAGAAACTTTTGCAGGTGGTATTCGATCAATCATCATCTTTCAAGATGAACTTCCAGAAGACCCGTCAAACGAATCAGAAGTTCAAGCGCTTTTGGATTCTGGTAGCGCAAAACTTCTGACTTCATTAAAGTGTGGAATTGCAGAACCTTCACCAATTACATCACCATCAATGCGGTCTTGTTCACCTGAAAGAACAATCAACTATGACCGAACAATGACATTGATTGATGCAAATGTTGTTTCTGGAAATATTGACTTCTACAATTCACTGAACAATGCAACTGGCTTTGAAGCAAGCGGATTGCTGGCGCATCACTGTGATGTTGACAGATGTTCTTTCATTGATGAACCAATTGCTTTTGAAGGTGGTTTGATCATTCCAGATGACAACATCGATCAGCCGCAGCACTGGTCATTCACGGCAAAATACAAGTCAAAAGGTGACGCAGCAATTGTTGATTCACCAGGTTCAATCTTTGGTTGATTAAGAAAAGACCAATGAAGAAAGGTGTTCTTTTGATGGCGTTCAACAGCCGTGAATATATTTTCATGGCTGCACATTTGGCTTTGTCGATAAAGTTCAATGATCCTGAATTGCTTATTCAATTGGTTCATGATGAAAACATCAACTACTTGCCGGAAAAGTATAAGCAAGTTTTTGATGAATTGACAGCCATTGACAAGAATGACTTTATGATCAAAGGTAAGTTTGAACCAGGTTTTGCAAAGCTTAAAGCATACAACTATTCAATTTTTGATCGAACAATTTATCTTGACGTTGATGCTTTTGCAATCAATTCACTTGAACCATTGTTTGAACACTGCACTTCATTTTATATGACAGAAGTCATTGACAAAGGTGGAAAAGATGACAAAATCGGGTATTCACATTGGGCAACAAATGAAAACATCTGGGACTATTTCAAACTTAAAAAAACGGCGGTTTTTCCTTCGGTTCAATCTTCGTTTCAATACTTTGAAAAATGCAATGCAGCAGAAGAAATCTATCAGCGTTTCATTGAAAATTTCAAGTTCCCAAAAGAAAGATTGAAAAATCACTGGGGCGGATCAATGCCAGATGAATTGATCATTTCTGCATCATGCGCACAAATTGATCATGATCCGTCAATTGACACTTCTGTTGTCTATTTTGGCAACACCAACAACAAAAGACCAATCAAAGAAATCAATGAAAACTTCTTCATTCTGAGTTTGTACGGCAATGGGAAAGGTGCAACACTTGTTTCATCAACCTATTTTGATTGGTACGATCGAATGACACACAAACGTTTTCGCAGCATGGGTTTTTCACCAATCAAGAAAGCGTTTCAACTAATGAAAGGTAAGCACGTAAACCGATGAAAATCACTGTCAACATAGCAACACACCAAAAGCGCGAAAAACTGCTGAAACGGTCGCTGCATTCGCTTCTGCATCAAAATATCAGCATTGATGCATTGAATGTTGTGTTCAATGACTACAAAAAGCCAGACTGGTTTGTTGATCTGGAAAAAAGTCATTCATACTTGAAAGGCCATGAAGCAAAGAAAGATTTGAAAGCAGCATCAAAGTTTGCCAATCTTTCAAAGTGTGCCGATCGTGATATCTACTTGACTTGTGATGATGATATCTTCTATCCAAAGAACTATGTGCGATATATTGTAGACCTGGCAGTGATCACAGCCGGACCAATTGCGTTTGACGGCACAGTCATCAGCACTGCCGGTGATATCATTCACAAAATACCTTTTGACGCTGGCAATGCAAATGCAATACCGGTCAATCTTGGTGGCACTGGAACTGTTGCGTTGACTGGCAAAGACTTCAAAGATTTCAAAGCGCCAAAGAATTACACTGATGTTGATCTTGCTGCACATGCGCAGAAAAAAAGAATTGCTTTCACGTGTCCAGTTCGTGCAGCTGGTTTCTTGAAACCGCTTGAAGGTCATTTTGAAACATCTATTCAGCGCGGATCATATCACTTGGAAAAGCTGAAGAAAGTTGCTTCAGAAGCAAAGTTCAAAATGTTCATGCTGCCATCATTTTCATTCACAGACTTTGGTGGCTGGTCAATTGAATTTGAAACATTCAAAAGAATGTTGTCACATAGCTTTGTGAAGCTGGCTGAATTTGGCACCGGAAAAGCGTCAAAATATCTTGATCGATGGTTTGAGTGCGTACACATTGAAGAAGATATCATCTTTGGCCAACTTGCAGCAAAAGAAAATCTTCAGTGCTTTCATGCTTCAATCAAAAATGGCTGGTATGATCTGAATGAACACCAGATCAAGCACATCAAGAAAGCTGAAGCATATCTTGTGGACGGTCCAAAAGGTGACAACAGAAAAGGCATTTTGAAGAATTTGTCTTCATTGAATGAAAAAGCTGTTTTCTTTGTTGATGATTGTCACCGGCAAGAAGACAGAAACACAGCTGAAAAGCTTGCTGAACTTCTGAAGCGTCAAGCAACATTTGTTCAGCAAAATGAAAAGAAAATTGCAATCATCTAAAAAAAACAAATATGTCATGTTGCGGCAAACGTTCAGGTTCATCAAGTAGAAGAAAGACAACAGTCAAAACAACTGCACCAAAAAAGTCTGCGTCAAAAACGTACACCAGACCAAGCACAAAAAAGAAATAAATGGATTCTGCAAAGTTTCAAGAAATCATCAATGTTGACGTGAAACCCGTTTTGAAAAAGCTTGCTGCAAAGCAAAAATCAAAAAGCGGAAAATCAATGTCATTTGAAGAAATCATTGAATCTTTGCCGCCATATTTTGAAGGCTGGACACAAACCGTGCGTGAATATTTTCAGAATCGTGTTCACAGTGAAGAAGTCTTTCCGGTTGTATTGTTCAAGAACATTGCACCAAACCAATCAAAAGAAGAACTTGACTACATTCATGACACACATCAAGCAGTCACGTCAGATGTGTTTCTTGAATTCTCAAACACTGTCAAGCGTGGTTTGATCAATGGAAATATTGAATACAAAGACGGTGAAAATGATGATGCAGAAGACTTCAAAAAATACATAGACAAAGAAATTCCGCAGTACAAATCTTTGTATGAATACATGAAAAGTCTGGTTGACCAAAAACTGACTGATTCAAATGCGGTTGTTGCTGTAAATTTTCGCGCTGAAACAAATCAAGATGATGAAATTGAAGGATATTTGTCACCATATCCTGAAGTGTATCATTCAGACCGTGTTGTTCATGTGAATCCAGATGATTCAATTGTTGTAATGGCGCATGAAAAGACCATTGTCAAAGATGGGACAAAGAGTGTGCGTGAAGGCGTTGTATTTATTGGCTACACAAAAGAATCATACTTCTACGCAAGACAAGTTGGAAAAAAGTCTGACTACAAATTTGAGTTTTCAGAATTTGAACATGAACTTGGTTGGGTGCCTGCCATGCGCTTGATGGGAATGCCGCGGTTGATTGAAAACAGCTTGTATTTCACTTCACCATTTCACCGCGCAGTGTTCAACTTGAACCTTGCGCTTCTTGACAATGCCAATCTTCTTCTGATCAAGCGCAAAGTTGGATATCCAACACGCGTCTTTGTTGCTGAAAAATGCCGTCATCAACACAATGGTGTTTCTTGTGATGGTGGTCGCATCAAGTATTCTGATGGTTCTGGTCATGTTGATGTCGAATGTCCATCTTGCAAAGGCACTGGCACAGTTGGTGTGTTTGGCCCGAATAGCGAACTTCACATCAACAAAGAAGATGGTCTTGAAGGTCAGCAGATGAAAGCACAAGATGCAATGTCATATGTCAGCCCACCAATTGAAACACCTGAATTTCTACGAAAAGAAATTGACGGATACATGGAAAAAGCTGAACGTGTTCTTCATCTTAAAGCTGAACCGCGTTCTTCTGGTGACATAACTGCAACAGAAAAGAACATTGACTTGAAAGCAACAGAAGGTTTCATCAAGCCAATTTCAGACCAGGTTTGGCATTTATACGCATTTTTGATGAAGACAATTGGTTCTTTGCGCTATGGCAAAGACAAGTATGAATCATTTCAGCCAAAAGTGATACCGGCCAAAGAATTTGACATCATTGGCTATGAAGATTATCTTGCACAGCTGTCAGAAGCGCGCAAAAACAATTTGCCTGGATACATCATTCAAACAATCATTTATAATTTGATGAAGTCATTGAACTATTCTGATTCAATGTCTGAAAAAGTCTTTGATTTGATCCAGTACACAGACCGGTTGTGGGCTTCTTCTTCACAAGAAGTTGCGCTTTCATTATCACGTGGAACTGCCATGAAATGGGAAGCAATACTTCATGAATCAGCGCTTGCATTCATCTTTGAATTGGTTGAACAAGAAGATCAGTTTCTGGAAAAAGAACTTGATGTTCAACGTGAAGCGCTAATTGCAAAAGCAAAAGCAGTCAATTCAATGATAACATCAGAAAGCGAAGTTGAATTGCCGGCACCAGCAACAATTTAAAACTGCGCACAACAGTCAAGAAATGCTATGCAAAAAGCACAGCACTTCTTTTGGTTTTGGCATTAATTCAGAAGGCCGCTAAGGTATTGTGTTCGCATTTGGTGCATTGCTGAACAATTTAGGGTGGCTTACAGCTCCGAAGGTGCGCCATTCCTGCGGCCAGAATATATATTTGAGGGGCAGAACTATCCCTCTACTACCTAAATCCACTAAGTTGCACGAGGCAGTAGACAGACACTCACTTGCGAACCTTCTGAATAATACCAATAAAAAAAGAACTAATGCCAACATTGCATAAAGTGCATAGGCTGCGCCATACGCACCTTATGCTTACCGTTGTGCGCAATTTCATCAAAACGGCTGATCATCATCAAAGTCTTTTGACTGCATGACAATGCTGTTGAATCGATCAAAGTCTTGTGTTGGAAGTTGAACATCATCATCAAGATTTGAAATCTTGTTCAGCGGTCCATTCCATTTCATTTTTATTGTTTCTTTTGGTTTTCCGCCACGCATTTTGCCATTGATAAATTCAAGAACACCATGTGTTGATTCACCGTCTTCATATGAATCTATGTCATAATATTCTGGACGATACAAAAAGTCAACAACATCAGCATCTTGTTCAATTTGTCCAGACCCGCGAAGATCAGAAAGCATTGGCCGCTTGTCACCGCCGCGCGTTTCAACTGCACGTGATAGCTGTGCAACACAGACAAAAGGAATTTCAAGCTTTTTTGCAGCAGTCTTCAGACCTTTTGAAGCAGCAGAAACATTTGCAATTTCTTCACGGAATCCAGCATTCACAAGTTGCAAATAGTCCAGATATGCAATGTCACACTTGCCTTCTTGCACAAGAATTGCAGTTTCACGTTCAATGTCAACAAGCTTTTCAAATTCAAATATTGTCAACTGACCGGCAATTGAAAGAACATATTCTTTAGCACGCTTTTGCAGATCATCATCAATGACACGTTTCATGATATATTCTGGCGGAATGTTTAATTCAAGACCAACAAGACGCGCCATCAATTCAACTGGTGTCATTTCAAGTGAATGAATCACAACTTTCACACCTTGCTTCAGCTGATGATGAACTTCGTTGATGATTCGTGCAGTTTTGCCCATTCCAGGACGCGCAGCATAGATCACAAGATGTCCGTTTTGATGGCCACCAGAAACTTGATCATATATTTTGAATCCGGTTGAAATTCCAACAAGCACACCTTCTGTGTTCTTTTCCATTATTTCAGCCAATTCACGCGCAATTTCAACTGTTGTCTTTGACTTGCCATTTGCAAGACCTTTTGTCAAAGCATGAAGATTTTGTTGTGTGTGATCAAGCAGATCAAAAACGTCTGAACCATCTTCATAGGCCGTTCGAATGCAGTCTGAAGCAATACGGATTTGTTCACGCAAAAGAAACTTTTCTTGAACTATGCGCGCATGTGTTTCAAGATTGGCCGCTGAAGCAACACGATTTGTCAAGCTTGAAATGTAGTATGCGCCGCCAACAATTTCAAGATCACTTTTGTCACGCAGCTTCTGCGTCACAGTCAAGATGTCAATTGGTTGCTGTGTGTTTGTCAGATCATGAATTGCTTCACAAATTTTCTGATGTGCTTCTTTATAGAAGTTTTGCGGCTGAAGTATTCTTGTTCCAAGATATGCAGCTTGCTTTTGAAGTAGCATTGCACCAAGAACTGCTTCTTCAAGATCAACAGCTTGTGGCGGCAATTTTCCAATGTTGTCTTTGATCTTATCCATTCAGCGCAGCAATTGTTTGATCAACAACTTTTGTGATGTTATCATGATTGTCATCAGTGATCATCATGACAAAGTTCACATCATCAACTTTGATGATTGTGCATGTGTACCACTTGTAAGTTGAACCAGCTGCGTGCTTGGTTTGAATTCCGGTTGATTTGTACATTTATCATTTATTTTTGTGTCGTCTAATATACTGACAGAATTGACAAAGGTTCTTTCAGTTAACACTTGTTAACAAATGCCAACAGCAAAAGAAGTTCTTGATCAGCGCATTGACCGTGTTGAAAATATTGCAGAAAGATTCATTTCAAAATCAGCAGCAACACAATCTGAATTGTTCACTGAACTTCTTGTCATACTTGAAGAACTTGGTCTTGGTTCCGGTGGTCAAAGATTGACGTCTGAACAACTGCTGCGCATTGACAGCTTGATGAATGAATACTTTCAGCGCGTTCGTTCTGGTCAATATGGTTCTTTGGTTGCAGGCTTCTTGAATGAGATTGAGAAGCAGCGCAATTTGAATGATGAATATTTCTTGCTTGAATTTGGATTGACACCTGGTGAACTGTCAAATTCAGTGTATCAAACTTCAAGAAGCAAGACACTTCGTCAATTGATTGGTGATGATTTTAAGACCAATTTCATCAATGTGATTCGTGACCAAGTAGTTTCATCAGTTGAAACAGGTGCATCATTTTCACAAGTCAGAACTGATTTGCGTGCGCTTTTTGTTGATGGTGATCGTCTTGGTCAACTTCACAACTGGACATCACAAGTTTCACGTGATTTGTTTTCTGTCTTTGATCGATCCTACAACAACGCAGTTGCTTCAGAACTTGAATTGCAGTTTGGTCAATATGTTGGCGGACTTGTGAAAGATTCAAGAAAGTTTTGTGTTGCGCGTGCAGGCAAGTTCTATCATGTGAAAGAAGTCATGTCATGGGCTTCTGAAGAATGGCAAGGCAAGTACAGAAGAACAACAGAATCAAACATTCTTGACTGGCTTGGTGGCTACAATTGTATGCATGTCTTTGCATATCGATCAGAAGTGAATGTTCCGGATTCAGTCATTGAAAGAAACATTGCAAACGGGAATTTCAGGCAAGCAGCATAAAAAAACCGGCTGATTTTTGAGATCAACCGGTTCAACCAAAAATAAAATGATGTACGTTCACAGAACGCGAACTGTGCAAATGTAATGGTTTTCTATATCTTTGAATCAAAATCAAATGAAATATTATGAAAAGACGCAAGTACATTCATGAAAAACGTCAAGTTGTTCGCGAACTTGAATTGAAGCCGGAAGTTGCAAAAGAATATGGTTTTGTGCCTTATGAAGAACCAAAAGCACCAAAGCCAAAAGAACCAACAGCTGAAGAAAAAGCAGCTGAAGAAGCAAAGAAAGCTGAAGAAGCTGCACTTCTTGAAAAGAAAGCTGAAGCCGAAAAGAAAGAAGCAGAAGAACGCGCAGCAGCTGAA